GTGAAGGCCCGCGCCACGTCGCGCTGGCGGCCTTCCTCCTGCACCGTGATCGCCGACTGGCTTTCCGGCATCGCGATCCCGCGCGCCGGTTCTTCGGCCGTCTGCCCCTTCAGGAAGTCGGCCAGCTGCTGGGACCGCTCGTCCTGCTGGCCCTCGAAGTCCCGGTAGCGGTCCTGGGACTGCAGGTTCAGGGCTTCGGCCTCGCGATCGAGCTTGCCCTGACGGCGGCGCTCGGCGGCCAGCGCGTCGTTGCGCGCCTGTTCCACTTCGCTTGCCGCCATCTGGTTCGCGACGGTCGAGCCGACCGCAAGGGCCGCGCCGGCGATAGAGATCGGATCACACATTATCTCACCTCCGCCCGACCCCGGCTGGTCGTATAGGGGTTCTCGTTCCCTCCGAGATACTGCCGGGCCATCATGTCGGCCCGTTCGTGGGCCATCCGGTTGCCCAGCCCTTCGGTGAAGGAAGAGAAGAGGTTGGCAAGCGGGCTGAAGGCCGGGGGTTGAGAAAGCGCCTGGGAGCGCGCCCGGGCCGCGTTGACCGCGCCCTGCACGTCGCCGGTTACGTTCAACTGCTGGATCAGGGACGCGCGGGCGTCCTCCACCGCGTTGCGCGCTTCCGTCTCATAGTTCAGGGCCTCGTCGGACACCTGCTGGGTGTTCAGGTCGTAAAGCTGCTGCAGGTCGGCCGCCCGCGAACCACGCGCCGAACTGTCCAGCAATCCGCCGCGGGCCAGCGCAAAGGTCAGATCCCGCTGGGCGTCGCCGTACTGCTGTTCCAGTTGGGGCGTCGCATAGTCCAGATAGGCATGGCGGCGGTCCTGGAAGAACTGGTCGTCGAAGCCGCGCGTCTGCTCGCGCCCGGTATAGAGGCCACCCGAGAGCGCGTCGCTGAACTGTTGCGCTGCTGTCTGGCGTTGCGGCATCGACCCCCACAACCCCCCGGTCGCGTTCAAGACGGGGTCGAAGCGCTCCGACTGGTAGGGTTGCTGGGTGTGCGGGGGCGCTGCTGGTGGAACGTATTGACCCTGGACGAAGGACGCGCCGACTCCCGGGAAAGCCCCCGGGTACGTGGGCTGCGCCGTCTGTGCCGGGAAGAGGGATTCATCCGGGCGCCACCGCTCGCCACTGGCTGTGAAGTAGGTCTGGTTGGGGTCGTAGCTGGCGCCGCTGCCCACCTGTCCGGTGGGTGCCCAGCCGCCGTCGAAGATTTCGTTGATCCGGGCCGTACCCTCGCGGAGGCGCCGCTGCCGGGCCTCTTCTTCCTTGCGCGCCCGCCGCGCTTCCTTGTTGCTACCGCCGCCTTTTCCGCCGCCCATCTTACAGTCTCCGTCTCATGGAGAAGCCCACGCGCTCAAATCCGAAGTGTTCGAGGAATCTGGCCGTTCGCTCGGAGTTGAACGAGTTGTCGTTTCCGCCGATGATTTCCTTCGCCCCCATACGCTTTGCCCAGGCGATCAGTTCTTTCATCAGCAATAGGGCGGCGCGACTGCCCCGATACGCGGACCGCACAAAGACGACTTCCTGTGTGACGATTAGGCCTTTGGCGGCCCTGAAACCATACATATCCGCGAGAAGGAAGCCAATAGGTTCCTCGCCTTTTACGCACACCCAGATCGTCGGAGACGCGCTGTCGATGTACTCCCAGAAGGTGTCGCGGCAGATGTCCTCGTCCCACTCCATATCGGACCGGGTTTCGTCGATGTTCGCTTTCGCCATTTCCACGAAGGCGTCGATATCAGTCTCGTAGGCCAGACGGACCTGCATTCTTCACCCGCGCGAACTGAACAAAGGTCTCTCCGCTGCGCCCGTAGTTCCGCAGCGGCCCGGTTTCCGGCTCCAGCCCCAGCAGCCCCAGCCAGCGGTGGGCCTGTTCGTAACCGTCGAGCGACACCGCCTCGATCCGGTGGACCCCGACGCTCTCGAAGCGCTCCAGAAGCGCCCGCACGAAGCGGGTGACGCCGATTGCGATTTCGGAGAAGCGGTCGGTGGCGAAGAACCCCAGGGTGATCACCCGAGGCCGGTTTAGGACCGTCATGCCGATGGCAATGGGTTCGTCCAGCGCCGCGCAGAGGGTATCGCTGCGCTCGGAGAAGCGGTGCGCCAGATCCCGGGCCAGCGCCTCACGGCCGTTCTCCCGGGACAGCGCCGAGAACTCTTCAAAGTCCCGCTGGCGCATGTTCCGGGCTACGTGCTCGATCTCGGCCGGGGTGGCCCGCTCAATCCTCACGCCCGGTCTCCGCGTAGTGAACCACAACCGACGACAGCTTGTGCGGGCCGGGGCCGACCGACCGGAAGCGCGGCGAAACGTGAGTACTGTCGTGGTGCATGGGGATCCGGTTCTCGTTGTAGGTGGTGCGCCATACCTGGCCGATCATCTCTTCCGTCTCGAGGCCGCCCTCGGCCGGGTGCATGGCGGCCCAGACCTCCCACTGTCCGGTGCAGGCCACGTCGATGCCGTCCCACGACTTCTTCGCGGTGGGTCGGTCGGCGTCGAGGTAGGGCAGCCACACTTCGGCTTCCGTCTCGTCGTGTTCCTCGCCGGAAAGCCCGCCGTAGCAGTAGATCGTATCTCCGGCGCGCAGGAACACGCGGCGGTCATGCACTGCGACGTACTCCACGGAGAATGGCTCGCCCGCCGGGTCCGTGGTGTCGTAGGTAGACCAGGCCGAGACATTGGCGCTCTGGAAGAAGGTGAAGACGAAGACGCAATCGCCCATGACGAGCCAGAAGCGCCCGGTGGCGGGCTCTATCAGCCCGAAGACGGCCAGCCGCTCCGCCTGGGTCATGCCGCGCAGCCGCTCGGTAATCAGCGCGTCAACGGGAACGCCCACGTCGGTCGTGACCGCCACGTTCAATGTCGCGCGCGAGCGCAGGGATCGCAGGCCGCTTTCGTCCAGATAGAACACGTCCTCATCGCCGAACTGGGTCACGCTGTTCGGGGCCGACGTGCCGGTGTTACCCAGCATCTGCGCCAGGCGGTAAAGCTCCGGGTCCGGGTCGACGTACCAGACCTGGATCCCGCTGTCGGCGAAGGCCGCGACGTATTCCTGGTAGCGGGCCAGCGCCGTCAAGCGCTCCATCTCGGAGCTTTCCGACGAGAGATCGATGAAGCCCGCGCCCACGGCGTCGTCGGGGGTCCAGGAGTCGGGTTGCTGGATCCCGGAGAAGTGCATGACCGAACCCGACAGCGCATACATCTTGCTGCCGACCACCTTCACGAAGGGGCCGGGTTGGTAGGCGTCCTCGGTGTCGGCGCCATCCGCGAGGGTCAACCCGCTGGCGGGGGAGATGCTAAAGCCGTTCTTCCGGGTCACGTCGACCGACCAACCGTTCGGCTCGGCGCCCGGATCCACGGAAACGATGTTCACCACCGGCCCCGCCGACGAAGCTTCATAGTCCGGGCTCGAGGTGTGGGCGTTGATCGCCGCAGCGATGGCGGCGGCCGTGTCGGTGTCGCTATCGGCCCACTGCACCGGGCCGCCCATGATCGGGACGCCGTTCACCTGGATCCCGGTGACTTCGGAAATGTAGGTGTTCTGCCCGCCGGATAGCGAGGTGAGGTTGTCCGTCTCGACCACCCCGGCCAGCGTCGTCGTGATCGCCCGGCCGTTCGCGGCGGAGCCCACGGTGGCCGCGGTAATCTCCACCCGACCGTCCGCAGCCGACGCCGTGTAGTTCGGCGTCGAGGTGTGGGCGTTGATCGCGTTCGCGACTGCGGCGGCCGTGGTGGGGTTGTCGGTATCGTAGGCGACGGGCGCCCCGATCAGATTCGCCCCGTCCACCCGCACCGCCGTGATCACCCCGGCGTCGGTGCCGCCCGCCATGTTCTCGGTCGTACCCACGACCACGTCGCCGTTCACCCCGACCGTGACAGTGCGCCCGTTGGCGGCGGCGCCCGGCGCGGCGGTGATCGTCACCGTGGCCCCGTCAGCGGCCGCTGTGTAGTCCGGGTTCGACGTGTGAGAGGTAATCTGGGCGGCCACGGCAGCGGCCGTGGTGGTGTTGTCGCCGGTGTGCTCCACTGCCGCGCCCAGCACGTCGACCCCATCAATGGTGACGGCGGTGATCTCGTTGCCAGAGCCGGCTGACCCGGACGCGATAGTGAAGGAGCCCGTCGCCGCGGTCGGCGTGTCACTACCCCCGACGATCTGGAAGCTGCCGCTGGCCGCGGTGCCCGGCGTGTTCTCGCCGCCCGTTACCTCGAAGGACGCCCGCGCCCGACCGTCGTACCAGTCGGTGACGTGCTCGCCGTCATAGAAGTGGTAGATCGCACCGTCCGCGAATTCGGCGGCGACGTAGAGCTTGCCCTTGAAGAGTTCCGCCGAGGTGATCCGCACCAGCGCGGTCCCGGTTGTTTCCGGGTGCTGAAGCCGCTGGTAGGTGACGCCCGCCGGGAGCCCGGACGGCTCGCTGACGTGTCCGAAGACGTAGAGGCTTTCGGTGGTGCGGGCCAGGCCGACCGTGCCGGCCGGCAGTTCGTATTCCGGCACGAAGGCCTGGCGCTGCTCGAATTCGCCGCCCCGGTTGATATGCCCGTTCCGGGCGCGGACGAGAATGTTCTGTTCGGCCGCTTCCAGGAGCCGGCGAGCGTCGAGGCCCCCGGAGAATTCCTTGACCCAGATCGTGCCCATCGTCAGCCCTTGTTGTAGATCGCGATGGGCACGCGCTTGATGCGCGAGGGCTGGCCGGCGCCGAACATGGCGTAGCGGCGCGGGTGCATCAGTTGCCCGCGGAGCTTGCTGTAAAGCTGGGTGGCCTGATCCAGCTTCAACTGGGCGTCGTCGGAATTCTTCGACGCCAAGTACTCGGACGCCGCATAGAGCACGATCAGGCGGTCGTCGAGATCGGCCCGGTCGCTCTCGGCGACGAAGGGCTTAAGCTGGCGGATGCCGGTGATCTTTAGACGGCCGTCTAAAGAAGAGGGGTCGAAGTTGCTGTCCGGGATCGGCCAGACCTCCAGCATCTCGTCTTCGGTCAGTTGCCAGCGGCGAACCGGCCATGCCCGCTGGTAAAGATCGCTGTCGTGGGCCGCATACTGCGCTTCGTCGATGCCCGCGCGCAGGTCGCAGTAAACGCGGTCGTGGCGCACCGCGATCCGCTGGATCCGGTCGATATCCAGATCCTGCGGCATGTCGTAGTAGCGCTGGCCCGCCTGCAGGTCGATGAAGCGATCAACCCGCAGGTGCGGCCAGTCGAAGTCGCGCCACAGCCATTCCTGGGTGCGTTGCAGAACGTTCACCTGCCGCGCCGCGTCCTGGGTGTTGTGCGCGGCGTTCATGGACAGGCGGCACTCGGCCCGGAAGTCGTTGCGGATAGCTTCTAGCGTGGATCTCCGGGCCATGTCCTGCCTCAGTCAAACATGCCGTCGTTCATGTCCTCGTCGCCGTCTCCCTCGCCCTCGTCTCCATCGCCTTGCGGCGCTTCATGGGCGCGGAT